CAGTACTTGGTTCTGGGGTAGGTTCTGGAGTTGTTTCTGGAGTTGGTTCTGGAGTAGGCTGATTGGCTGCAGCGTTAGCTGCTGCCTGAGCAATAGCAGACTGAATTTCTCTTTGTAATTGTTCTTCATAGTAACGCCATGCGTTATCAATCGCACTATTAAGATTATTTATTGACTGCTCGTATGCATCTTCAGCATTATTTTTATTTTGCAATGCAGTGGCAACATTTAAAACTGCGTTGTTATATTCGTTTGTTTTATTAATTAATGTTTGATTATAATTATTTAATGTTGAAACTGCTTGATTATAAATATTTAGTTTGTCATTATATACATCTTGTGCTAAGTTCTTTGTGGCAAGTGCTTGGTTATAATCATCTATCTGCTCCTGTGTTGCACCTGGTCCAGAAGAAAATGTATTAAGGTTACAGCTAAAATTTTGTCCCCAGACTCTTGGATTTCCAGCATAGTCACATCCTGCTCCAGTCCATCCTCCAGGAATTGCCCATCCAAGATGATATGAACCTGGGCCTCCGCCGTTATACCACCATATTTCTACATCTAAAGTCTTGTCTTCACTAACATCATATGCTGGAGAATAGTCGCTCCATGTAGCACCTTGCTCTACCCAGTTATCAACGGCAAGTTGCCCATCAACATACATTCTAAACCCATCATCTGTATATCCTGCAAAGTAGGTTGATGTGAACCAAGACGGTACTGTTATTTGACCAGTGAACTTAACTATAAAGTTTTCGTATCTGTTACCACAAACTGGTAGTTGCATGTGGCTTGAGTTCCAAGTACCAGAACAAAGAACAGATCCTGGGGTAGCAACATTACCCTGTCTAACAAGAGTATAAACAGTGTATGCCAAACCTGTTCCTCCAGCAGACTGCATGTTAGATTGTGCTGTTTGTAGATTAATGTTGGCTACTTCAAGTGCATCTAGTGCATTATTCTTATTAGTTAGGGCAGTGGCTACTGTGGCTGTTTGTCCATCTACTGCTGATTGGGCTAAATCTTTTTCTTCAAGTGCCGTGGTTTCTGCGTCAAGGGAGTCATCATATAGGACAGAGGTTTGTGTCTTGGCTTCTTCTGCAGATACGGCAAGATCATATTTGTCTTCTGCTTCTTGGATTAAGGATATAAATTTATCCTTGTAACCAAGGTCGTCAACGCTATTGTTTAGGTCTTCAATTTCTTGAGCTGCTAAGCTTAGTGGATCATCAGAATAAGCGGGTGACATAAAGAGCCAACCAAATGCAAGCATTGTGGCTGCTGTTATTCTAAATAATTTATTCCTTGTCAAGTAGGGCCCCTAAGTAAACAATATGTCTACCTAGTAATTATACCACTTTAACTATTTAGGATTATCTGTTTTATAAAAGCCATTACCTTTAAATTGTATACCAAATGGGGTGAAATGTCTTATCATACTTGAATCACATTCAACACATGTATAACCTGGATCACTATCTGTAATTGATCTATTTACTGACATCAATGCATGTGCTTCATCATATGAACATTTGTATTCGTATACTGGCATACCTATTCCTTAATATTAGTAGGCAGTTTTTGGACTTACCCAGGTCGCAATATTATTTGATCTTTAAAATTTTTGGTTGCTTTTCCTTTGGGATGTTTCTTACTACATTAATGTGTAGCATTCCATCCTTCAGCTCGACATTGGATACTTCCATGTATTCACTAAGCTCAAAGATTCTTGTAAACTTACGTGCAGCTATTCCTTTATGAACAACTTCTGCGTCTATTACCTCTTTGATTTCACCTGTAATCCATAGACTTCCGTCTTCAATAGATACAGTTAGATTATCTCTTGTGAATCCAGCCACTGCCAGCGAAAGCTGATAGTTATCTTCGTCTAGCTTTAACAAATCATACGGCGGGAAAGCTGTATTATTTACTTTACTTAGACTGTTAAAACGTTCCAACTCTCGGTTGAAACCAATAAAAAATGGATCCTTGAAAAGATCCATGGCGAAATTTGTTACCATTTTTGCTCCTTTTAAGCGAGTTAAATTAGTACCCCCATTTGGCAGGCACTAATATATTATATCATTTAAGCAAATAAAATTGCAACTATTTTTTTGATTTAGCCCTAGCTTTTGCTAGTGCATCAAAGTCTTTAATTTTTGTTTCTCCCATATAACCCCAAGCATGACCATCTTCAATCATCTTTTGATTAATAGATTTATCTGATCCGTCCAAGAAAACCCAACCTAAAATGCGACCAAACTTTTCAGATGAGTTCATCTTTTCTGTTTTAATAACGACAGTTTTAGCTGAGTCGATTGCATTCTTAAGATAAGCCTTGGCTTCAAGACCCAGTGCCTTTTCCATCTTGTCTGTTGTACGGCTTTCTGGGGTGTCTATACCAGCCAGTCTTACCCTTGAAGTAAATGATATATCAAATCCAAGATCGATATCTACATCAATAGTATCCCCATCTACAACCTTGCTTACTTTCTTTACATAATATTCAAACATATAGTCCTCCTTAGACCCAATACTTAATTATAGCAGTTGTGGCGAGCAAAGACCATATTATATTAAACCAAATAATTGTTGGTAATGTTTTAACTGTTGATGACCAAATTAAAGATAAACTAGTTATTAGTGCAAAGATGTATAGCCACCAAAACTGTACACCAAAAATAAGACCTGGAATAATAATTGCTGCCTTGGTCATAAAGGCAAAGAACTCTACGGTATTTGGTAGGTCCCAATAAGACTTATGCCTCATTGTCTTTAGAGCATTAATCCACTCTGTTCTAAATTTCATTTTAATCCCTCCAAAAATTTCCTGTGATCTACACATTCTGACACCTTGTGATTACGATATGTACTATAGTAGTCATACAGATCAATAGCTTTTTTGTACTCATTATAAATTTCTACGTATTCTTTGGCAAGTTCTTTATTTATTTTGTCTATAGCAGATCCTACCACAAACCAGCTCTTGGACTTCCAATACTCTCCATTGTCTAGTTTCCCTGGCATTCTGCTTTCCCAAATTTTTATCTTATTCCTTAGTTCTTCTGGGGCGTTTTCATAAGAAAATTTTTCCCAAAATGGTGTGTCTTTCCTTAAAGACATGTAGTGAAAGTATATAAAGTTAAGTATATCGTCATTCATTCTTACAATCTTTTTATTAAACTCATCTCTTATTTGCTGAGTGTTGCTAACAAATAGGCTTGGTGCGCCAAATATTTCTGTCAGCTGAACCATGCTGACCCAAAGAGAAGTTGCCTCTAGGGGCTCTACAAAGTTTGCTGCAAGCCCAACTGCAACACAGTTGTTTTGCCAAGGCTCTTCGAATGACCCTGGACTAAAACTAAATCCGCCTTTATCTTTTCTTGGATATGTTGGAACAAATCCTAGTAATTCTTCTATCTCTTCAATGGCAGATTGCTCTGATATTAAAGAAGAATCATACACATAGCCACAGCCAAATCTTGATTGTAATGGGATTTTCCACATCCAACCATATTTCATTGCAATTGCTTCTGTGTATGGAGGAATCGCATCTGTCATTTCAATAAAAAATGGGACGGCAGAATTTGTTGGTAAAAATTCCTTATAGCTTTTCCATTTTGAGTTAAATGTTTTTCCAATAATAAGCCTATGAAATCCACTGCAATCAAAAACAAAATCGGAAGGAATGCTATTTCCGTTATCAAGATCCAAGCTTGTTACATTGCTTGACTCATCTAAAGACACTTTGATTATTGTATCTTCAAAAACTTTAATTCCTCTTTCTATTCCTATCTCTTTAAGCCTTGCTGCAAGTTTTGTAGCATTAAAATGAAAAGAAACAAGACCTATCTGTTTATAGTCTGATATAGATTTTCCATCTTTATTTTTTTCAATAATGAAGGGAACTTTGTTATTTTCTGAAACTGTTTCTGTAAAGTCTACATTTTTTAAGCTATTGTTTAGTGCAATACTTGAAACGAGGATGGGGCTTGAAGACAAAAACATAGAAGAAAGTCCTTCTGTTCCAACAGTTGGGTCTGTAAAGTCAAATCCGTGGTAGTAAAAATCATCTTGGTTGTTCCATCTAGTAAACTTAATTCCATTTTTTATAGTTAAATCACAATTTTTTACTAAATCCTCTACCCCTATATCCAATGTTTTTAAGAATGCAGGAAGATACGGAGTAGATCCTTCTCCTGCACCAAGTATTCCAATATCTTTTGATTCTATTACAGTAACATTTAGTTTTGGATAATTCTTCTTTGCTGTTAAAGCAGTAAGCCATCCAGCACTACCTCCACCAACAACAACTATATTTTTATTCATGCCTGTGCTCCAGTAGAAGGGGATATCTCAATAAGATCAATATTACATCTCTGAGGCAATTTACCTACCCACAATATAGCATTTGCTATATCTTCTGCTTCCAATGCCCCATCATTATGCTGGTGGGTATTAATTGCTGCTGGACATACCTCTGTAACCTTTACCTTAAAATGAGATAGCTCTAGCCTAAATAATTTTGCAAGTCCAGATATTGATAGCTTTGAGGTAGCATAGTTTCCTCCGCCAGCATAGAAATGTTTTTTTGCAAATGAAGATATAAAAATAATGGTGGCATTGTCAGATTTTTTAAGGTTTGGTATAAAAAGTTTTGACAAATACATTGGGCCAGCAACATTAACCATATATGAATGCAAAAAGTTTTTAGGGGTTTCTGAAGATAACTGTTTAGCCCCATCAATCCCAGCGCATGAAGCATTATTTACAATTAGATCTATTGTTTCATCTTGATATTTTTTATAAAAATTACCAATACTTGTCTCATCTGACAAATCTAAGTGTTCAATTTTTATATTATCAAAATTTAAATTCTTTACTCCCTCTGGATTTCTTGATGTTCCAATAACAAAGTAACCGCTATCAGACAAGCGCTCTGCCAATAGGTTACCTACTCCTCCACCAACTCCAGTAACAATTGCTTTCTTCATAATATATCCATAACCTTACATTGGCATTAAGCAGAAAGAATTTTTGCTAATGCATTAATTGTTGCTGCAATTCTTCCGATATCACGCAACTGCTCAACCGTATAGCCTTCCTCTTTCAATGTTTCATAGTGTGCTTTAACACAAAAATGACATTTGCCAATAATTGATGATGCTAAAGAATAAGCTTCAAACCTACCCTTTGTTGTTCCACCGTGAGAGGTGATTGCATTCATTCTTAGCTGGGCTGGCAACCCCTTAAGGTTTTGATCATCTGCCATTTCAATAAATGGATACCATACATTGTTTTGAGCCATAATAGCACCAGCCGTTAAGGCTGCATTTTTTTCAACTTCATCAGTAGCGCTTGCAGTAATAAATGCAAGCAACTTAGAATTTCCAGTTGCAAAGGCTGCAGCAATTGATAAATACGTGGCATGCTCTGGTTCAATTGTTGACCTATTAATTACTGCATCTAGATTTAGCTTTATATCTTTAGCATATTCTGGAAGAGAATCTTTAAGCTGATCCACCCAATTCATTACAGCGTTTCCCCGCCCAAAGATCTATTGCAAGCGCATAGCTCTCCTGTTTGAAGTGCATCTAGAATACGCAATGTCTCGTCTGGGTTTCTTCCAACATCCAAATTGTTTACTGTTGCATGCTGAATAATATTGTCTGGATCAACAATAAAGGTGGCACGATAAGTTACTCCAGAAGAGTGGTGAACACCAAGGTCGGTTGCTAGTTGGTGTGCAGTATCTGCAAATGACCAAGAGTTTGTTTTCTTTAGGTCGTCATGAGCATTTCTCCATGCAATCTTGCAGAACTCATTGTCAACTGAACCAGTCATTAAAACTGCATCTCTATCGTTAAAGTCATTAACTAAAGCGTCATACGCAACAATTTCTGTTGGGCATACAAATGTGAAATCTTTTGGATAGAATACAATAATCTTCCATTTTCCTGGGAAAGAATCTTGATTAACTATCTCAAAAGAAGATTCATCATACGACAAAGCCCCTGGCTTAACTCCAGTAACCGCAAAGTTACCTAATCTATCTCCTACTGTTTTCATTTTTTCTCCTTATTTATAAGCGATACTTGTTGTGGTACCCCTGGCTGGAATCGAACCAGCGACCAACAGATTAGAAGTCTGTTGCTCTTCCTCTGAGCTACAGAGGTATAATTAAATTATACTATTAAAAATCAAAATCTTCAATAGCCTCTAATGGAATTATTCCCTTTTGCTTTGCTATATTATATCCTTCTTCTGTAAAGTTATATGTTACCCGAAGATTTTCATCATACTCAACCTGCATTAAATCACTATTTAATAGATCTATTAGTTCGGATTCTACATAATGCTCATGAGCTTCCCACAAATCTGGTGCAAGTAATGGAGTTACATTTTCATTTAACTCAAAAATTGCTTCTCCGTCTTTTGAGAATCCAACAATTTTAATTGCACCAATATCTAGATAATGCTGAATCTTAATCATTAGATCTTCTTCATCTTCTTCATCAAATGGTTTTGACATTGCTACCTTTCTGTGCAACAAGTAGGACTTGAACCTACGATTACCGAATTATGAGTTCGGGGCTTTAACCAACTAAGCTATTGTTGCTTAGCCTAATTATATTATTTAGTTACCGATTTTGTCAATAGACTGCTCTACTATTTGTTGAACATACTCTGAAAAATGTTTTCTTATGCTGCCAGGCGGTCTCTTGCCAATATCAGACCACACTCTTTTATATTCATGAATGTTGTCAAATGTTGTTGGGCATACAAGTATGCCATCATAATCCTTTAGTCTTGTTGGCAAAGGAACATGCTTGCTGCAGCACTTGCACTCTTTAGCTTTTTCTTGATATATACTCATAGTATTTCCATTCCACTTAATGCATCAGAAAGATCCCTAGGCATTGCTGAAGGTGCCTTAATTAAATTCGGGCTTTCTTGTGTTAAACTTTCTCTATATTGTTTTTTTACAGAAGCATAGTCATGAACCTCAATGTCTCCAAAAGCTTCTCTTGTTAAACTAATCGCATTATATATTGAACCACAAACAGCATCGGCTAAGTCTTTAGAGCCTTTTCTTGGGTGGTCAACTTTATCACGCATAATTCTTAACTCTAATAATTCATCTACAAGCAATGGTATATGAGGTCCATTTAATCTTTCTTCTAAAACTACCATAGCCATGTCATCGTAATGTTTTTTTGCAACAGATAAAGTTTGAGTATTTATTCCATACTGCTTGAGCTGCTGCATCATGTCGTGAGAGTTCCATCTATCAAATGTGCATATCTTAATATTAAATCCCCTGGATCTAAGAGACAGAATATAATCTCTTACTTCAGCAAAATCCACTGACTTGTCTGAAGTAGGTGTCCAGTACATAACAGCATCCACCTTAACAATTGGTGCTGGCTGAGAGTAAGTATCAGTAACTTTTACACTAACAAACTTTTCAATGTGGGCCATAGATACAGCACAATGGTCATGTTTTTGAGCTAAGTCAACGTGTATGTAGTAATCTTTATCTTCTTCTGGCAAGAACCAATCTTCAAATCTTCCAAAGCCATCAACTGCTATAGATAGATCTTTAAATGCCATCTCAATCTTCTCACGAGATTTAAAGAAAGCATCAATTGCTTCTGGTGGCATACATGCAAATCTTCCCAGAGCATCTGTTACGTCTCTGTAGAATGCAATTTTAAAATCTTCTATACTTCTTGTTGGATTAACTTCCCAGGTGGGCCTACGTATTGCGTAGACTCTTGGATACTTGTAAGAAATAATTTGATCTTCATCCCAAAATATATCAAACTCATTACCTACTGTATTTTCTGGAAGGTCTGGATCTAGTTTAAATCTATGTGATCTTGATATAACTTCTTTTTCTGAAATAATTTCGTCATATCTTTGCTGAATATAGTCATTCTTAAAACGTGGAAATGAAAGAAGAATTACTTTGCCGTAATCTGGGAAACGAGAATCTACAGATGCCCTATACATATCATAGATGCCACTTGCTGTTTTTGCCTGATCATGTCCGCTTGTACTGTCTAAAGCAAAACCAGAAATTTCATCAAGCACTGCGACAAGAACGTTATAGCCTTCAAAAGCTTCTCTTTCTGAGTGTCCAGAGTAAACTGTAACATTCTTATCAAACTTTATCTCTGAAGCTTTTTCAAAATACTTACCTACAAACCAGGGTGAGTGTGTTACCCTATTCTTGAATCCTTTAAAGAATACATTGTTTGCTTGCTGGGCATTTATAGCAATATTGATAATATCAATTGAATCACCTGGTGGCTTACCATAATAGGATGCTGGATCTTTAAGGCATAGTAGAAGATAAACAATATAAGCAACAGATATGGTAGAGCAATAATCTTTTCCACTACCCTTACCTAATTGAGCTACAACTTCATTGCATGTCTGTTTATATCTTAAAGAACCTTCCTTTTCACCAAAAAGTTTAATTAGAGTTGACTCTTTATAAATCTGAGAAGATTTTTCAATTAAAGTATACTGATTTTCTGACAACTCAGGAAGACCTAAATAATTTTTGTCTGTTACAAATGTTCTTAGATCGACAGGTCTTTCTTCAAACTCTTCTCCATCAAGTATATCAATGAGGTCATCAAAATTAAATTCCACTGACTTCCTCAATAATCTCTATCGGCTCAACAATTCCAGTAATTTGTGATAAACGTTTAGCCACTTCCATCTTACACTTAGGACATGTTGCAGTAACTTCTTTTAGAATCTTAACTAGAACTTCTTGTTTTCTTTCCGCCTCAGCTATCTGTCCTGCCATCTCTGCGTTGTCAAGCAAACCGACTTCTTGTAACATTCCAATTCTTTTGCCCTCAATGTCAGCGATTAGCTTAAGTGCACCAGATTTAACACTAAGCTGACCTGCTTGATCAGCGTCTTCAACTGTTTTCCATGCTTCTTTTATCAGCATTGCATAGTGTTGGTCAGCTCCAGAGATAGCCTCCTTAGCACGTTCACGGGCTGATGTATCGTTGTGGACAACACTCTTCCACTCATCTATTAGCTCAATGACTTCTGCCCTCTTAAGACCAGTAAGGGTAGCAATCTGTGTAGGGCTGTTGCCCCTAAGTAGTTCTTCAACTACTTTATTCATACGATCAAAATGATCAGCTAGTTCAATTTCCATATAAATACATTATACTTCTAGTCGACTGAAATAGCAAATTCCTTAGCAACTTTGAGTAATATTAAATATCCAATAAGGTCATCAATATCATTATCCCCTGGATATTCTTCTCCCTTAATTAATCTATTTAATTTATCATCAATTCTGACGTATAGCTGCTCTCTTGGACCTGCCTTGGAAAATATACGAACTGGATCTAGGGCTGAATTTCCATATGAAATATTTTTCTTTATAAGCATATGAGCAATATCAAGGCATGTTGATAGAATTTCTTTACCAGCTTCTGTCCCTACTGTAAGCAAATAAAGGTCATCGTATTTAAATACTTTTGAATCCTCAAAAACTGGTGAAGGTGTCATTTAATTAAACCCTTTTCTTTTAATGCTCTATATATGGTCATAACTGTTACGCCACATTCCTGTGCAATTTCTTCCATACTTTTCCTTTGAACAACGTATCTCCTATGTAGCCAATCTTTATTTTTATACATTTTCACAGATGATCCCATCTAAAATGTTTTCTGTAAGATTCTAAATCAATGACAGTTGGATCAACCCACCAGTCTTCTGATTCAGTTCTAGCAACAATTGAATACCCAAGTGAGTCTAGTATCTCTCTCTGAACATCTCTCATAGCAACATTACGCCAGTACATGTTTGCATCATGCTCAAATGTAATAACAGTAAACCTGTATGAATTTAATGGTACTGCTATTAGTCCATGCAAACTTGTGTAGGCATTTCCATCTGGCCTTCCGTTTAGATTGTAACCAGCATCAATGTCTACCTGAAGATAATCTATTTGTTTAGGAAATGAGTTTTCTTCAAAGTAGGATATATAGTTGAAATCTAGAGCATCTCCCATACATGGGTTAGATCTGTTCTCATTAAACTCTGCTCTTAGTTCTTCTTTAATTTCAAAAGACACACCCTTCCAATCAAACTCATTTTCTAGCCTATTGGTATTGCTTCCATTTTTTGAATGAAATGCTCCTAGCTCAACATAGTATCCTTCTTTTTTATTATCTAGAAGCTCTAAAACAAACTCTTCCTGTGCACTTCTATCGTTCCATACTTGTGTCATTTATTTGTGAGAACCTCTCTAGCATAATAAGCGATGCCGAATGCATCAGCTACATCAAAATCTTCTATCGATAAACCATGCTTTTTATTAAAGTAATCTGCCGTTCTTTGCTTACGCATATTTCGTAACTGGTTTTTGTACCACGAGTCTGCGTAACCTGGATTGGCTAAACGTATTGCCGCCTTCTCTTCTTTAGTAGGGTTCTTGTTCCCAATATACGATTGCCAAGAGCTAGGAGATATAGTAATAACTGAAGCACCCGTAGACATAAGCTCAGCAATGACAACACCATAAACATATGATAATTTTATCACAGCATCTGGTGATCTGACAAGTATAGCTCCTTCTACTGCAATGTAATCGCTTTTTAGCTCATCTAGCATCATAGCAACTCTACTTTTAGCATTATAAATCTTTTCGTATATATCATTTCCAACTAAATTAATCTTACCCCATTTAATTGGTGTGCTACCTTCGATTAAACAAAAGGCAACAGATGATGTTGATGCATCTATTCCAAGGACTCTGCTTGCTTTTGTCCTAGATAATTTCGCCAGAGTCACGTATCATCCTTAATATTTTACTCCTATCAGACTCAGAGTTATTTTTTTCACATCTAGAGCATATGTCTAAGCTGTTATACCTACTCAATCTTGAGCTGCATGACTTGCATAGTCTTTTTTGCCCAGATCTAATTGCTTTTTTCTCATAGTATTTCTCCATAATCTTTTTATTTGTTGCTATTCTGCAGCAATCATCTGAACAATATTTTTGATTATGTGTTTTTGGGGTAAACTCTTTTTCATTTGTGCAATCTGAATTAGCGCATATCATTACGAAGGCACCTTAAATCTTTCTATCTGTACCGTTCCAACTGGTGTGTCTTTTGAATAACACTCTTTTTTAATTGGGCAATACGTGCAAGGCATCTTTGTTTTTGTTGCGCCCTCTGGCTTCATTGGTAGGTCACCTTCTTTAAAGTTATCCCAGACTTCCCTCATCCACAAGAATGTATCTTCGATAATCTTTTTATTCCTGTCGTTCATTGACACTGGAATAATTAGGATCTCTTGAGTATTCTTATTCTCATAAAGAAAGAATCCTTCTTTGGCATCCTTAAGTTTCATGTATGTTAAAAGCTGAAGCAAATGGTTTGGTGATGGGCTCATCTCTGCTTGCCTTGTATCCCAGACCTCTTGCTTTGCAGTTTTAATTTCTCCAATTACGGTTTCATTATCATATTCCATAATAAGGTCAATAAAGCCGCGAATTGGTGGATACTCATTTATAATCTCTTCTTCTTCTGCAACCCATTGAGGCATAGTTTTAATTAAGTTCTGAAGTCTCTCGTGGGCCTGGGTACCCTGAGCCATGTTAGCGACTGCAACAGCATCATTATTGTCAATAAAGACTGCGCCAGAAAAAGCCATATACCAATACCTTGGGCATGTTCCATGACCATAACCCAAAGAGCTTGGACTAAAAGACTTCTTAGTCATTTCTCCATCTTCCCTTTTAGTATTCTTATATGACTCATCAAGCATTGATGCAAAAAGCTCTGGATCAAAGAACTTACCAGTATGCTTTTTAAACTTTAAATTTTTAACTATGTTTCTACCCATTACAAATTATACCTAACGACATACTTAAGTGCATCTACAAGTTTGTCTATGGA